AGATCTAATCACATAATCATCAAATGTTACATTTCTTAACTGACTTTGGAAACTACCTAAAGAATTTTGTCTAATCTCATTAATATCATCTCCATCAGATCCTCCAGAAGCTGCTTCAGGATTAGTTACTAATAAAGTATTAAATATTTGTTGAGCTAAGTTAGGGTTAACAATTGATGAATTAAGGAAAGTTACATTGCTAGTGTTTAATGTTTGAAGAGAATTTGCTTGAACATTAGAAGCAACACCACCACCTACTAAATATCTTACTGTTAAAGTAGTGTTAGAAGGTGAAATACCATAGGTGTTTGTAAAAATAAAGTTTGTAGGAGCGTAGGCAGTTGTTAATTTACTCTGATTATCAGGTAAACCAATACCTACATTATCTGGGTTAGGGATAATTATTTCGGTTGTGTCACTTGGATTTCCAGAACCAAATTGAATTTGAAGATTTGTCTTATCTAAAAATCTTGTAGCAAATCTATTTTGAACTGATTTTATTCTTAATAAATTAGCAACGTCTGGGTTTTGGAGATAATTAGGATCATTTGGATTTGCATTATCTATAGCTTCATAAACAGCATCTTGAGCTAAATAATCTACTTCATACCATTTATCTCCAGTTGTATTATCAGTAATATCTAAGATTCCTATAATATTAGTATCAGTAATAGTTCTTGAATCAAAAGGTATTGGATTAGTAAATGAAAATGCTGTGGTTTTAATAGTTGCTGAAAGAGCTTTTGTATATTTTTTTACTAAGAAATATGTAGGTACACCCCCTGCTGTTTGATAAACCGTAACTTCAGTTGGGTCAACAGAGCTACTAAAAGCAAAATTAACTTTATCTGTTATTAAAAATTGTAAAGACCCATTTAAGTTAGAAGTAACTGTTGTGTTAGCTGGGATTTGCATAGCATAAGTGTAATCGGGAATTGTAACACTTGCTGAAATCGTTGCTGGGAGTTGTTGATAAACTTCTAATACCGCAGTAGCAGCATTTGTTGCTTTAGGTTTATATCCTAACATATAAGCCAAATCATATAAATTTTGAGTTTGGCGAGAATATTGGATAAATGTTTCTTGGAATTGATTATCTACATAAAATGATAAAACATCACCTACATAAGCCGCCATTTCCATAAACATCATACCTGGTGATGCTGGGGTGAAGTCGTTGTATGTGTTTGGAAAATAGGTTTTAGCGTAGCTAACAAGACTATTTCTTAAAGATGTAAAATCTCTATCAACGTATTTTATGTCTCTTCTAATGGCCATTTTTATAATATAATATTAATTTCATCTTGAATACCAAAATTTATTACTTGATATTGCAAATTTATTCTTATGGTGTTTGTATCTTCATTGATAGTTGTTGTAATTTGAGCTACACCAACAAATGGAAAATATTGATTAATTTCATCTGTTACTAATTTTTTTATAAAATCATTAGTTAGATTATCTATATTTTCAAATACATATTTTTTTAATCCACTACCAAAAAAAGGATTAAATACTCTTTCTCCAGGGTCTGTAGAGAAAAAATTAATCAAATTATTTTTTACAGCATCTCTTGTTAAATAGTTTGATTTAAAAACAGCAGGTGCATTAAAAGGAATATCAACTCCTATAGCTTTTCTGTCTATAGAATCAATTGGAAATCTATTTTGAACAATTATTGCCATTTATTATTTATTCATTAAAGCCATTATCTGGTCTAGTCCAACATTACCTTCAGGCAAAGCACCATTAACTGGGTCTACTGAGCTGGGTTGGAAGTTACCAGCATATTGAGAAGTTGCTGTTCCACCCATTTGCATTTCTCCTAAAATACCACCAAACATTGCTTGTCTTTCAGCAGCTGTTAATTGTTTAGGTTTTTCAATATGAGGTTGAGCATAAGTATCTCTTAAAGATTCTTGCACAACCGTTTTAGGGGCACGAACTGCTTCCAAAAGAATATCTTTTAATTCTTCTTGGATTGCTTCTCTTACAGCTTCTTTTATTAAATTTTTGAGTTCTGTAGTTTTCATCACGTTATAAATATTAGATTAATAAGCTTTTAAATTATCTCTGTCAATTATTAGTTTAAGTTCTGTAACTAATGTTTGGGCATTTGATGTAAATGATAGTTCTGTTTGAATTAAAGGGACACCACTTGGTGTATAACCAACAGCTCTTCTTCTTGTTACTGTTGGGGTATATGGAACTTCTTCTATTCTTATATCAAAACCTTGATAACTAGTTATATCAAAATTATTATAATCATCAATTCCATAAATAATATACTGTTTTGCATTATCAGATAATTGTTCAATATTTTTATGATCTGCTTCAGGAAGACATCTTTGTAATGCTAAAGTAAGATTAGTTATTGTACCCGCTACATTTCTTAATGTTAGAGAAAATAATGCTATACCTAAGGTTAAAGCATTAGCACCAGCAATAATTGGAGGTAGTTTTGGAGTTCCATCACTTTTGTACAATAATTTATTATTAATATAATCTAAATCATCTAAAATAGAAACTACAAATCCAGGTACTACAGGAATTGCTTTAGCAGTTGCAGATACTATAGGAATAGTTGCTTGGAGAGTTGTTGAAATTTGTTGTATAGTATTAACTCCTGTAGATGTGAATTCACTAATTTTTGCTACTTTATTTATATTTTCAACTGTATTGTTTAAATCTTTAACAATATCATTAAATTGTGCTAAGGTAGCTCTTGTTACTTCTTCAGAAGGACAAAGATTTTCTAAATTTATATAATTAGCAGCTAATGCTAATACATTAGGAGTTATTATCCCTATTATTTTTTTAGTTTGTGAATTTATAACAGGACCAAATTTACTAAGACCTTCAGGTTTTTGATCTGTAGGAGTATTATTACTTATTAATTCAGCAGCTATATCTGAGTTGGTTTTTCTAAGGGCTTTATCTTGTTTGGCTTTTTGTCTTGCTGCTTTTTGATTAGCTCTAAGAGATTGAGTTTCTTCTTTCTTTTTAGCATGATAATCTTTTAAAGATTCGTTAAAAGCAAAATTTTTATTATCTTTTTGATCTTGAAGATTTTTAGCAGTTTCCTTACTAATTTTAGATAATTCAGATTTTTTTATATTTGGATCAGCAGCTGCTTTAATTAAAGAACTTGCTTTTGAAGGATCAATAATAGCCATTATATAGTAAAATTATCTTTAGAGGTAAGCTCTTGGTTATTTAATCTTGTTTTTAAAGCACTAAGAGTTGTATTTACTGTTAGGGCTTTTTGATTTAAAGGAGCTAATAATACACCAGCAGGAACACCAACTAAAGTTTGGCAAGTATTCATAAAGGACTGGAGTGAATCTATTAATTCTTCTAATAAATCAACTGTTTGATTGCCTAACATTAAAGGTTCATCTGCTTCTTTATCTCCTAAATACAACTTACTTGTTTGAATAACCATTGTATCAGTATCTACATTAACACTTTCAATAGCATTTAAGTTAATAGACATATTAGAACTTAAAAGAATATGATCTAATGAACTATTAAATACTAATCTCCCAGATGTTATAATAATTTGACTTCCACTATATTGATTTGGAATTGCCGGAGGATTTGATTGGTAACTAAAATAATTTGAGGATGCGGCTTCTAAAGGTAATTGTTGAGTACTACCAAAATATATAGAACCTAAATCTTCATTAATTTTTTCAATTGTTGGAATCCAAGCTTCTGTTTCTGTAGGAGCTTGACCATTTCTTAATATTAATATAGGATCACCATTTTCTCCAATTCTAGACCATGGATTTTGATCTTTAACCGTTGAACCAAATCGAACACTTTGACCCCATCTACCTTCATAAATTATATCTCCTTCATATGGTTGAAGATATTTAATATTACTTCTTTCTACAAATGTATTTCCTAAATCAATTTCTGGTGGTGGTGCATCTTCATTAGAAGATGCTCCGGCCTCAGCTCTTTGATAAGAAATATTTTTTGGTTGAGAATCTGATTCTAAATTATAATCTATAAGTGGATCGGGGAATGCATTTTGGTGTAAAGTATTCCAAAGATTAATAGGTTGAAAATAATAATAATCAGTTTGATTTAAATCTACATTTCGAGGATCTTGAGTTCTAGTAGAAGGAAATGAGACAATATATGTTATTTCATTTAATAAAGGAACTTGTCTTATATTAGGAAATAAAGGTTTAGCAAAATTATAATTAAAAATTAAATTATCTTCAAATACATCACTTGTAGGAACTATAGGATTTGTAAAAGGTTCAAATAAAATACCTCCTAAAGTATCATAAGATCCATATTTATCAAATAGTTTAGGATATTCATTTTTAATAGCTACTGGATCTAAAAAAGTAAAGCGAACTCTTACAGGTTGAATAACAAACTGTCCCTGTGTATCAAAAAAACTTTGATCTTGAGCTGTTTGAGCTGCTAAACCATATTCTGCGTATCCTGCCATTATTTATCTCCTTTTAACTCATTCATTGCTGAAAGTAGTTGTTCTTTTTCTTCTTCGGAAATGGTTAGATTACCTTCTGCGGTTTGGGTTTGCATAGCACGTTGAGCTAATGCTGCCATTTTAATTAGAATGTCATCATTTTTAACACTTATTTCCATATATTCTTTAATTAATGGAACTACTAAAGTAGCATCACCAATTTCTGAAATAAGTGGTTTTAATTCGTTTATAAGTGCTGTAACTTGTTTGTCTTTTTTCTGTTGGTTATTATAGATTTCCTCTAAAATATCGGAAAATTTTTTCTTACCAAAGATAACATTATCGAATTGTGACATAAATATACAATTTAGTTTCTTATAAATATTGAAACTAAAAATTTGTATATCCGTGTTCTAAATAAAAGACGTAATTTTCTTTAAAAATATCGTAAAGCTGATTAGCTATTTTTGTAATTTTTGGAGTCTTTACATCAACTTGTTCACGGATATAAATGTAAAGTGCTTTTTTATTAAAAACATCTAAATTTTCTCGTTTCCTAAATAATTCTAAAATAGCATCTGCTATTTGAGCATCGTATTCTTTTGGGAATATTTCAAATATATTTTGAGTACAATATTCCGTGTATTGATCTATAAATTGAGATAAACGTTCATCATGATTATCACCATCTATACTATAAGAGTGATTTTCATCTTCTTCTAATATCTCAATTGGAGCTGTATCAACACGTTTTTTATAGTTTTTCTGATTAGAAAGGATTAAATAACGTTTAGCAATTGTTCCAAAATATGAATATGCTTTAGTACCTTTTGTTTGGTCATATAAATGAATTTTGGAAAGAAGGAATGTAATTACTTCGTGTTGTAAATCCTCAATATTATCAACTTCTGTATAGTAAAATTTAAAGGTATGAATAATATTTTCGGTTAATTTAAAAAAACCGTAATGGATTCTTTCTCTATAAATGTTACTTCTTTCTTCAGAATCTTCAGTATGATTATATAAAACAATAGCATCTTCAGTATCTTGGGTAAAGTATTGTACCCCTTTCTTTTTTTTCTTAACTATTAAGTCCATTACTTTTCAACATTCTTAATGATGAAAGCATTTAAAATAGTTTGGATACTTTGTATTTGTTGAAAGAAAAATCCTACTTCATCATCTGATTTGAAACTACCTTTAATATCTACTTCTTGCATTTTTTTATCTGCAGCTTCGATAGTTTGGGAAATTTTATTTAAATAAGTCATATATCCTGTAAGGATATCCTCCTGTTTTTCGTTTTTACGTAGGAGGTTAAAGGTCGTGTATCCTAAGATCACGACCGTTATACCTAAAATTATTGTTAATATTATCATAAGTTGTCTAATAAATTTTTAAGACCTTCATTTTTTAGTGAACCTAATGCTTTGGTTTGTTTACTATCTTTTGATGGTTGTTTTTTATTTGACTCTAATGTAAAACTTTTCTTTTTAGTATCCACGCTACTGTTTAATTTAGGTAACCATTCACGTTCAAATTCAATACGAGCAGCCATTAAATCAGCCTGGTGTAGAATATATGGAAGAGAGGTGCGAGGTTTTTGTTCGGGCATATAAGCCATTAAATATTTCTCGTTTGCTTTATCATATAACCCATCATGAGTTTGGATTGCTAACATCTCATTAAAAGTATAAGGAATACTATGTGATTGAAGCATAAACAAACCACGGTCTGGAACTGATGCAAATGGAACTTTAGTATTAAACATATAATCCTCCCCTAATTTTTCACGTCTCCAATTATCAGTCTGGGGGATGTATGATTCTTCAGTTTCAGAACCCATTTTACCTAAATCATGGTTTAAAGCCGAAAATACAAGTTCCTCTTTAGTAAATGTATCTAAATCAGCTCCCATATCACCCCATAATTTATGGAGATGGAGAGCACAAGTTATAACACGATTAACATGTTCAACATATCCTCCAGGAAAAGCATTATGATATTCTTTTTTATGAGCGGCCGGCATTAAAACAATACGATCCTCATATTTTTCATAAAATACTTTAAGAGCCGTTTTGCGTGGTTCCGAAATATGGTCATCAATAAAACCAATAAAATCCATCCAATTTTGTTGGATCTGTTCTGCTGTTAGTTGCATAAATTAAAAACGATTAATTTCTCCAGGTGCTAGAGGTTCTTGTTGTACAAATGCTTTAGCATCGTCAATAGCTTCACGAAGGGTAATAAGTACTTCTTCTACTT